AATCGTGTTGAGGCCAACGCCCATAATGCGGGCGGTTGCCCGGCATCCGACGCCATTCATGGCCATATCAATGATTTTCTGGTGCGTACCGGGTTGAGAAGCGGTGTAAGTGAACTGCAGTTGCCATGTTTTACGGCAGTGAGAGCAGAGATAGCGCTGATGTCCGGCAGTGCTTTTGCCGTTACGCACCACCCCGTCAGTAGCTGAACAGGAGGGACAGCTGATAGAAACAGAAGCCACTGGAGCACCTCAAAAACACCATCATACACTAAATCAGTAAGTTGGCAGCATCACCGAATTGTGACAGACATAGATTTCTCCTTTTAAAAAAGCACTATCGGCATGCACAAAAAAATCTTTAATCGTATTTCTTGTGTCATTAATTGTTTGATGTTCAGATTGTTTTCCTCGCGGGCTGGCGCGCCTCAGAAAGTAAAGCTTGTTGACAGGGGTAAACGTTCGGCAATAATTTTCTGCCGCATGCGGGTGTTGCATAAAACGTGCTACGTTCCTTTATCGACAGGTCAGGTCACCGCTCACCCGCCGACGAGAAAGCAACACTGACATGCTAAAGCAAAAAATAGATGAATAAGTTGAGTTGTGCATATGTAGCCTGACCGTCACAAAGTATATGGTGTCTGTACCAGTAAGATGGTGGCCGGACTCTTTAAAAACGAGCTGACCTGCACAATACAGGATGGACTTAGCAATGGCTGCTCCTGGCACATAGCAGCCCTAGAGACAGTGGCGTAAAGTCATGGAGGGTCGGTGGCAGGAGATGCAAATCCTCTCATACAAAAATACGTAAAATCAATAACGGCTAGAAATCATTCAATACTCGCACTATCTAACATTTACCAGCCAACCGCAGCACGTCTTGCATACGACCTGTCTGCGGTTTCAATCACCTCTCACCACCAGTCCCATCAATAATAATTAAACAGCGCCTAAACAAAATAAATAACAACAAGTCAACAACCCCTCGACAGGATGCCGATGGGATGATGAAGAGATAAGAAAGAATAACTAGTAAAGCCCTAAAACGTCAGCGTTCAGACGCGTTTTTTACTTAACCGGTAACAAATACGTTGTATCATAGCAACATAAAATGATTGTTCTAAATCAGATTAACTCCTCACTTTTGTACAATGTCGCTTACAGGTATACCATGAAATCCGAGACGCTAACTGTCCAACAACTTTTTCAAGACCGCCGACAATACTGCGTTCCATTCTATCAACGTGCCTATGTATGGACTCAGCGAAACCAATGGTCAGCTCTACTGGAGGATATCCTAGAGAAAGCACAATCCCGGCTCTCGGGTACAAAACCAACTCCCCATTTCCTTGGTGCAGTGGTACTGGAACCTCAACCAAAAAAAGGATTATTAGGTGTAGATTCCATACATATTATTGATGGTCAGCAACGATTGACCACTCTTCAATATGTTCTGGCATCCATCCGATTAGCATTACGTGCGACAGATCTTTCCAACTTAGGGCCTCTCATTTCGTCTTGCCTGAAAAACTCAAACGAAGACACAATGCGAAATAAAGAAGTAGAGCGCTTCAAACTGTGGCCAACTTTTCGGGATCAAACTCATTTTATTCAAAGTTTTAATGTTGAAAATATTGACGATATCCGGAATGTATTCTCTGATAGTTTCACGCAGCATGGTACGTTGCGTAAGCATTTTAATCACCCGCCATCACTAGAAGCATTATGTTTTTTTACTGAAGCCTTTATAAAGTGGATTAAAATAGAAAATCACTCACCACGAGAAAATGCTGTAGCATTAATTGAGGCTGTCTTGACGGATCTGAAACTAGTAAGCATATTTCTCGAGGCTGAAGATGACGCTCAAATAATTTTTGAAACATTAAATGGCAGAGGTGCGGAACTTCATGCCACAGATCTTATTCGCAATTATATTTTTATGTGCGCTGAACATGAAAATATTAATGCTGTTGAATTATATGAGAATGAGTGGAAGATCTTTGAAGATACGTACTGGTCAGAAAGACAACGTCGTGGTCGTATTAATAAACCACGCATGGAGTGGCTAGTGCATGCGACATTGCAATCAGAAAGGCAACGTGAAATCGATCTGTCTCGTCTTTACAATGAGTATCGTGATTATGTAAGTAAGGACTTGCCTTCACAACGAGCAGATCTGCAAGTAAAGCGCCTCAAACAATATGCATCACAATATAAAGAATTGGTTGGTGGTTTTGGCACAACCCCCATCTCACACTTTGGACATCGCATCGCAGCCTATGATGTGACGACACTTTATCCGCTTGCTTTGTTCATTTCGATAGCTAACATCGCCGATGATGAGAAAGCAGCCATGTATAATGATCTTGTCTCCTACGTAGTACGAAGAGCCGTATGTGGCCTGACGCCAAAGAATTACAACAATGTATTTATGAATGTATTGCGGCACTTGTCTAAAACGGAAATTTCCAGTGTTGAGTTACGTAATATCCTCAATAGCTTAAATGGCGAAGCCTCACGTTGGCCTGGGGACTCAGAATTTCTCAACGCTTGCATCAATGCTCCACTTTATCCTGGCAGGCTCGACGCACCGAAAATGCGCTCAATGTTAACGGAACTTGAAAGAGAACTTTGTCGCCAAGTGAAGACAGAGAAGCCTGATGTTCCAAATCTTTCTAACCTCGATATCGATCATCTTATGCCTCAAAGTTGGTATTCCTGTTGGCCTCTCGAAAATGGTCATATGGTGACAAATTCAGATGCTACGGTATTGAACCAAATTGTTCTGTCTGGAACCGATCTTACCCCTGAACAGCTACTGGTAAGGAAACGGCAACAAGCGATAGCTACGTTGGGAAATCTAACTTTGCTTAACCTTAGCGTAAACCGTTCTGTTCAGAATGCTGTATTTCTGAAAAAACGTGATGCTCTCATCGTCCACACCAATCTACGACTGAACATTCCACTTATAGTTAAGGATAAATGGGATGAGGATGAAATCCTGGAGCGGGGTAAAAAGTTGGGGGAAATTGCATTGAAAGTATGGCCAAAACACGATTAATGCAATTAATAAAATGATTATAGCGGCTTTACATTAGTAAGGCCGCTACTCACTATTAAATCCTTTAATTTGCAACAAGAACAGCAGTGTCAGCCCTAGGTTTCGGACTTTGTACCGCTTATCTTGTCTTCAAAAATCAGCTCGCATCCTGCACAGCTCAACGCATTACGTTGTAGATCGGTGTTCTGGTCATTTGTTGATACGCGTACATAGCCAATAAGCATGGTAGCTCCCCCTGACAAAAGCAGGAATGATGCCATTTGCTCGTTATTTCTGCATCTTCATAAACGTTGGTTTGGGAGAAGCGGCAAAACGGAATGTGGGAACTGGGGAAAATCAGATACCTGATATGTCATCATATGCATCAGGTTCAGGCTGGCGAAAAATGCCAGATGGTTCAATTGAACAGTGGGGACGAATTAGTTTTCCTAGTGAACACGGGCCTGTATCCGCCAATGTTTCATTCCCGATTCCATTTACACAGACACCGGGCATTGTAATTGTGTGCGATGGTGGTTTCGGGGGTGGGAATATGTGGGGGGCGACCAACTGGAGCACTACCGGCTTCATAGCTCACTGCAATTATGGTCTTGAAGGTGGTGCGTTTTTCGCTAAGGGCTGGTAATGATGAAATATCTGTACGTAAACAACCTGGCATATCCTTACGAACTTAAGTCTCTTTATGTTGAAAAAGGTGAGTGGCCTGAAGAAAAAGGTGTTGATATAGACGAAGTAATTTTCAGGGAATATTTCTATGATACACCACCAGAAGGAAAATACAGATGTGTCGGAGAAGATGGACTGCCTGCATGGGTAGATATTCCTCCACCAACACGTGAAGAACAAATTGCATCAGCCGAAACTAAAAAGCAGCAATTGATTAATCAGGCCAACGAATACATCAACAGTAAACAATGGCCAGGTAAAGCATCAATTGGTCGTCTGAAAGGTGAGGAACTGGTGCAATATAATTTGTGGCTGGATTATCTGGACGCACTGGAACTGGTTGATACCTCCAGTGCTCCAGATATTGAATGGCCTACGCCTCCGGCAGTTCAGGCCAGATGACATCCGGCGCAGTGCTGGTATCTGTTGCCGTCACCGCGTCAATGTAATCCAGCACGGCGTTAAGTCGGGTGGTTTCTGCCTGCGTCAGCTTCCGCCCGGCCTGCAGCTTTAACTGAATCACGCTGATATTGACCATTGCTGCGTCTATCAACGACTGTTTTTTCTGTTCAGCGTCAGCTACCAGTTCATCATGAGAACGTTCCGGAGGGAGCGGCGCAGTAAATACCCCGTCTGAATACGCCCAGCCGATTCCGGGCTGCTCACTGATATCAGAAATATTAATGAGCTGCAGATTATCCGGCACAGTGAATTCATCCTCGCCATCCCAGACAATGACATTCACAACCATCCCATTTTCAATAACTGCATATGACGCATTCATTATGCAAACTCCTCGATAATACAAACCCCATCAGCACCTTTCCCGCCCGTCATACTGGTTCCGCTATAACCTGCATCGTATGCACCACCTCCGCCTGAACCAAATGCCCTGCCTCTAACGCCACCGCCAGCGCCTGCACGTCCACCGCCTCCCCAGTACGATGCACCGCCTTCACCGCTGACGCTGATATTCCCGGACTGACCGTCGCCTCCATCTCCACCAGTGATGCGGATATCGCCAATATTCGGTACGCCTCCGTTACCGCCGTTTGTGTTTGTGACTCCTACTTTTCCGCCGCCTTCACCACCAGGGGCTATTACCGATCCGAACGAGCTATCACCGCCCTTGAGGCCGTTCGTCGCACCAACGCCGCCGGCCCCACCTGCGCCGATAGTGACAGGATAACTATTCTGTGTCGGGGTCAGTATGGTGATTACTGTCCCTCCGGCCCCACCGCCAGCACCGAAAAACGTTTCGTTACTGGATATAGCCTGGCAGCCACCGCCACCGCCGCCCGTTATTGTGACCCTGATCCGTTTTGTTTCTGGTGATGGGGTATACGTACCTGATGACGCGAAAGCCCGGGTACTCAGCCGGCGTCCCACGTATCCGCTTGTATCTCCCAAACCAAGGTTTTGAAGAGCCGTTTTCACCGTGCCGTCCGATTTGATATCGCCAAACGGATTTTTGCGACTTAACAGCAGCGCACGAAGCGCGGTAAGCAGCTGGTCATGCCGCCCCTTCTCCAGGCTGGCACCGGATGCCTCCACCACGCTGCAGAGCTCCTCCTGCAACATGTCAAAGTAGTCATCATCCAGATCGGTGGCAGGCGTGCCGGTCTGGGGGTTACCACGGGTAAAACCGTTCTTACCCGCGCCGAACTTATCCTTCTGCGCGGTTTTCGTGTCTATACGATGCATGGATTACTCCGGATATTTAAAAATTACGTAGGTATGCGACGGGCAGAGTTTGTTAAGCACGCACTCGATAACGGTGTCCCCCCAGATACGCAGTGCGGAATCGCAGGGATCGCCACATGTCATCCAGGTGGTGTTGGTGGCAGCTGGCATATTGACCTGCCAGTAATACCGCCATTCCGGCGCATTCACCGCGTCAGTACAGGCCGATGAGCAGGTGAACGTGCTTTTGTCGTATCGCGTGATGGTGGCATCTGGTCTGCCCAGGGCAGCAAGCTGCGCAAGGTAAAAATCCTCATTGATGCCACCCGCCAGGTTAACCTTCGCATCCAGCCGTTGCTGACGCTGGCGAAGGGTCTGCGTCCCTGCCGGAATACATTCATCCGGCAGGCCGCACAGACGCTCCCAGCGGTTTATCAGTTCGGTGGTGGTGCGCGGATCCAGCTCCCGCATCAGGGCATCCGCACGCTGATGAGCACGGGTTAATGACGGTGCCGCACCGGCAATCGCCGGATCGCTGGCTGACCACGCCGGACCGGGGGGCAACAGTGCCGACAACAGACGGATGTAATCATCGTTTGTCACGTCCATGAAATCGTCCCCAGTACCGCCAGTTCATTTTTTGCAATGGAGATATTGTCTGCCGGTGCAAGCAACTGATGGCTGTATTCCCCGTTCGCACCGGAAATCGCCTCACTGATACGCGATACCTTCAGTTCTCCCTGCGGATAACCATCACGCAGAAGAAACGAACGCAACTCCGCGGTGATGGCGGCTCGTATTTCTGGTGTGTCCGGCGTCACGCGGATATGAAAATCCACTTTGTGCGCCACCGGCCTGAATACATACAAATCAGAGCCTGCCACCGGGGCCAGTGGCACGATATGTTGTCTTGCTGCCGTTTCCGTTGATTCTTCCGGAATGGGATTAATCAGGTCACTGCTGGCAATCATCACACCGACAGTTCCCGTTCCCATCCAGTGACGGTATGTCCATGCGCGGGTAATGCCGGGCACTTCTTTAGCCCAGACGACATAGTCCCCGTCAGCCCCGCCCTGAGGCGTCCAGTAATACCGCTCAATGACGCGGGCGCGCCACGTTTCCAGCTCTTCAGTATCAAATCCGCCTGTAAGGGTGTCAGCCACACCGGAAGACGGCAGACCATTCACCGGCGTGACCAGGATTAATGCCGTACCGTCGTCAGCGTTACCGACCGCACCTGCACTTGAGCAGGCGATCGGCACGCGCAGGACACCACCGGAGCTGGTTGCATCGGCAGTTGCCGTGTACTGAACCAGGTCATCGCGCTGAATAACACTCCCGGCGGTCACCTTCAGGCCATCGCTGACACCTTCCCAGCGCATATACCCGCTGGCAGCCGTGGCCCCCTTGCGCGGACACCGTTTCATCGCAGCATGTCGCGCCAGCCAGGACTCATCGCACAGGTCAGGCAGCATGTTCATTGCCAGATAATCGATGTAACCGTAAACCGTATGCAGCGCCGCCGCATACACCTTTGCCCGCACGTCTTCATCCATGCGCCGGAGCGTGTCGCTGACGTCCAGCCTGGCGAATAAATCGTTACGGAGCATACTGATATTTTCTGCCAGCGTCGGGCGCTGAAATTCACTGTCCGCCATGCGTTATCGCACTCCACAGATCATCAAAAGAAATCATTACCGGTCCGTCACGACGCCAGAGAGTGATACTGTTACCCAGTTCATTAATCCCGGTGCGGCGGATATCCAGATCAATGCGGGACACCACGCCGTCATCAATCATCCATTGCAGGCATTCGCGGATATACCCCCTTACCGTCTGCACCAGTTGATTGGTCAGTTTGCTGCGCTGAAGCAGCCACAGTCGGGAGCCGTAACGGTCATTCTGTACCGCAGGCCAGGTATCCCCCCACCATCCCATCGGGACGTCGGCATTGTCATCAGGCTCCGCCCGCCGCCAGGTAAACAGGGAAATCACCACGGCGCGGGTCAGCGGATCCAGCGGTGCGCTGGCGCAGGTGCGTTTACCGTTCACCGTCAGCCACAGTTCCATCATGCCTCCATCGCTTTATCAGGTTTGTCGGTGTTACTGCCCTGACCGTTCTCTCTGTGACGATGCCCGTTATAGGCAAGCCGCATCGCTGACATGGTGGTGCCGCCGGAGTCGCACAGGTCTTTCACCTGTCCGGTCACTTCAAGGTCCATTTCAAAACGTGCTTCAGGTGCATTGCGAAACGTGATCGTTTTACCTGCACCGTCCACCACGATCCCCTCCCGGGTCAGCGTCACGGACTGCCCCTGATCGTCATAGACAGCCACCTCACCCGTCTGCAGCCCTTTCAGGCGGTAGCGCCGGTCCGACACCGTAACAACCACCGCATGAGAACGATCGCCATCCGGAAACAACACCACCGCTTCCGCACCGCTGTTTGCCCTTGCGGTAAAACCGTAGGGTTCAAGATGTTCAACCCCGGCTTTGGGTTCACCGGCAATCAGGGACACATCCACGGTCTGACATTTCGTGGCGGCACTGATGCTTTTCACCACGGCCCGCCCAATCAGGCCGAGGAGTTGTCGCTGCATGGCTTCAATCGTCCTCATCAGAACGGGTCCTCCTGTACTCTGGCTTTTTTCTTTTTCCGCGCGCCGGGGGCTTCGGGTTCAGGCAGATAAGCATCAGGTGGGCCGACACGGATTTCCGTCAGGGTGCCGTTCTGGTCCTGAGTAAACGTGACTTCCGAGACAAGCAGTTCGGTATTGTCGAAACCACAGACAGGATCGAAGACAATCACCCGCTGGTTGGGCTGCCACAGCGTACCGTTACCCTGTCGCCAGCCCTGCACCACATAGGTGGTTTCATCCGTCCGCGCCGCCCGTTGCCGGGCTTCAAAGTCCGCACGGGCAATACAGCCTGCCCCCGTAGCCTGCCCTGTCTGCCTGATATACATCGGACGGTAACGGGCAATAAATGCGTCTTCTGTGCGGGCCCGCAGCGCGGTGGTGGTGGCCTCACCGAAATCATCGTCATTTCCGGCACGCTGCCCCGCCACCTGGTAAACTGAAAACCGCTCCCGGATACTCTTCTCCGTATCACAGGAAAGGATGTTTTCCCCAAGTACCAGCGCGGTATGTGCCCGCGTTGAGCCAATACCGCCAATCACCAGCCTGCCGTGCGGGTCGTCGTAAGCCAGTGCCTGCTGCTGACCGAGTATTTTGTTGATCACCTCGATCACCGTTTCGCCGTGATCAGGCTGGACATCCGGAATAACACCCGACGGCGCATCGTTGTTCACCACCTCAATGCCGAAAGGCGCAGCAAGCGCCTGCGCAATCTGTACCAGCGATCGTCCGTTAAACTGTGTCGGTTCGGCTGCACAGTCAATCAGGTCAGCGGTCAGACTGCGTCCGGCAATACCGGTGCTGACCGAACGGGCATCGTAACGAACGGGCGTCGCCTCCACCCAGCCGGTGATCACCAGCTCATCACCAATCAGAACTTCCACTTTTGAACCGTTTTTAATACGCGGCTGAAGCGTGGTGATACCCTCATCTCCCGGCCACTGGCGGGTGATCTCCATACTGAAATCCCGTGCCAGCCGTTCAATACCGGCACCGATGCGCACCGATGTCCAGCCATTCCACTCCCGGCCATTTACCCGTAGCGTGACATTGTCGTTCATTGCACTGGCACCTTCAGAGGGATCACCGGCACAAAGCCGGGATGCGTAATAGCATTACGCCGGATAAGGTCCACGTCACGCGCCGCGTTATCAAACCAGGTCGCCGCCAGCACCAGCGCGGGTAAAACCTCATCCGGCGTGCGCTGAATGATCCGCGCAGACTGTTCAAGGCGCGTGTTGATATCCGCATTCAGATCTGCTTTCACCCGGCGCAGCGCCAGAAACAGCGCATCACTGGTTGTACGGGACAACTCCTTATCAATTGCCGTATTCAGTGTGTCGCGAATGTCGGTCAGTTCTTCCCACGTTGGCAGGTCAACCGTGTTTTTCACCGCAGGTGCATTGTTCAGTGCCGGATGCGTGACGGAAGGCCAGCCGGTGCTCTGCGCGGGTGTTGTTGACTGCCCCACTGCGGCATTCTGCATCACCGCGGGAGTTGTTGGCGCAGGCAATCGTGTGACGGCATACGCCGCTTCGCTGATTGCAGTCGTACGAAGAGTGCTGGCAACCACGTTACGCTGCTGCGTCGCTGTGGCGGTGGTTTTACTGTCCGTTTTCCAGACGCCGCGCGGTTGCAAATCGCTGCCGAGGCTGACACCGGAAAGCATTTTGATCATGGTGACCAGGTCGCTGGCGTTACCATAAAGGCGTTTACCGGTACGCCACATTTTCTGCACCTGCTCAACGAAATTTTTTCCTGACGATGGCGGCGGCAGAAGTACCGAGATATCCCCCTGCAACAGCCTGGCGGCATCCGATACAGCAGAATCCACCACTTTCATCGCATCAGAAACATACCCAAGCATTGTGCTGGCATTACCGATAACGTCGTTCTGCACAAAATCCGCCACGCCATCGATACTGAAACCGCTGAAGCTGTCACTGATGCAGTCATCCAGTGCAGAACAGGATGACATCAGCGTCTGCGCCGTCGCCACGCCTGATGTGGGGTAAGAGAGTTCTCCCGCTTCGACAAACTTCAGGTCAAAGCGGACAATACGCCCTTCACTCTTCGATGTGCTGACCCGGACTTCCCCGTCAACACAGACTTTCACCTCACCGTATGTCGGGTGGACAAGCGTGCCGGGACCGGGTTTATTCAGCGCTTCAATCAGGCGATCACGCTGGTCAAAGCAGTCATCTCCCACCACATAAGCCGTGATGGACGGGCGGAAAGTGATTTTCCCCAGGTCTTCGGTATAGGGTTTGTCGCGGTTCGGGTATTCATGTGTTTCCACACGACGACCGGTTCCCGCACTTTCTTCTTCAACCTTAAACGGCACGCCGCGAAATGACGCATCCTGAAGTCTGTCTTTCCACGTCATATAAGTCCCATATTTATTATCAGTAGTAATATTTACTGGTAATGCCATAATTTGTAGTGGTAGCCATTACCATTTGTAACTATATAAATTATTAGCATTAAGGTGATAACATGAAGAAATTATTAAAATGGATTTTATATATTTTCATCGGGTTGGTGATTATTGGATATTTTGCAGGCAATAACGATAAAGGCTCTAATTCTTCATACTCATCCGATACGGAAGCTGCGGCACCGCAAAAAGAAATCTACAACACTACTGCTCGACAGCTGTTTAAAGAGTATGAAGAAAATGAAGTCGCTACCGATGAACAGTTAAAAGGTAAATTAATCGCCGTTAGAGGTATCGTACAATCCATTGATAAGGACTTTACTGACTCTATAATTATTAAATTCAGAACTGAAAATGAATTCATGCCAGCAAGAATGGAGATGCAAGACTCTGAAAAATCAACAGCTGCTGCTCTTAAAAAAGGAGAACAGGTAACTGTTATTTGCGAAAAAATGTCCAGAATTGTCGGCTCCCCATCAGGCCGAAATTGCGTGTTCGCACAGTAAGTTCAGGGAGGGGCGGCCCTCCCTGTTCGTCTTTACCTAAATCTGGTGTACCCAACATCGTGATTAATATCAATGTCACTAGAACGTGTTTCCATAACCCGCATACCCGGAGGCGAATTCACAAAAGAGACCTTGATCTCACCATCAACTTTTGGCGCAGAAGCTTTGTTAATCATGAAGGGATTCGGGGCTGTGGCATCGGAGGCGTTGTTTGACTGAGCCAGATCCACCGCCGGATAAGGTGTGTATCCCCGCGCCGGTATTCCCGTCCCATAAGCATCATAAGCACCCGCGCCCCACTGCGCAGAGTTAATGGCATCGACCGTGTCACCGGAACTGTCGGTAAACCACTCAATAATTGGCTTCAGCTTGTCCCACATATCCTGAAACCACTTAACAACCGGCCCCCAGTTATTGATCACCATCCCCAGCGGCGACCAGGCAAAAACTTTCTTAAGGAGTTCCCAGCCAGCCTCAAAATAAGGACCAATGGTTTCCCAGAGTTTCTTAAAATAAGGTCCGACAACATCCCAGTTAGTGATAATTAATCCCGCAGCCAGGGCTATCGCCGTCGCAATCATGCCAATCGGCGTCATCGACATGATCCTGCTGACAATACTGATGGCACCGCCAACGCCCATCAATCCCAGTTTCAGAATCGCAAGACCGGCAGCAAGCCCGACGACGCCGCGAATAACCCGGGGATTTTCATCCGCAAACTTCGTGAATTTCTCCCCCAACTCCCCCAGCCATTGCGTGATATTTTTAGCGTCACCAGAAAATGCACCGCCAATAGCCGCAAGGCCGTTAGTTGCGGTCCCTGTCATTGCTTCCCACAGGTTGGACAGCGTACCAAGCTGTGCCTGAACACGTTTATTCAGGCTGGCCTGTTTATTCATCTTCTGCTGGATCTGATCGTAGCCATCCTTTCCTTTATCGATTAGTGCATTGACCACCTGAAGGGTTTCGGCATCATCACCAAATATTGCCTTAAGTACACCAGTTCGTTTAACGTCGGTCAGTTGTCGCAGCTTTGCCAGTTGCCTGAACATGTTATCAAGACCGCCAAAACTCCCTTTGCCGTCAGTAAAATCGAGCTGTACCCCGAGTTTCTGGCGGGCCATGATTTTATTGACGTCCCTGATTTTCTTAACGCTTAATCCGGACTGGATAACTTTTCGCAGGGCGTTACCTGCCGACTCCCCGTTCATCCCCATCTGATCCATCATGACGCTGATGGGGGCAAGGCTCTGTGCAGCCTGAAGACCGTCCTTGTTCACCATCTTCAGAACAGAGCTGGTTTTAGTGAAGAAGGACAACATGTTGGTATCGTCAACGCCCAGATAAAACGCCTTCTGGATAGTGTCGAACAGCCCCATCATGTCTTCTGACGCCGTTCCGGTAGCATCCTGCATCTTTGCGGCAAACTCGGCAGCCGCTTCCGGTGTTTTTTTCAGTTGTACCGCAAGATAAGCTGTCGCTTTACCAACACCGCCAAGAATGTTTTCTGCCGGGATCCCCTGACGCACCAGCATCTGCATCATGTTCTGGAAATCAGCCGTTGTACCGGGTAGCTGGTTACCCAGGCCAATAGCCAGTTTATTGATGTCCTGAAAGCTCTTTCCAACCTCGCCGTTCGCATCCATCATGGCGACTTTCAGCCCGGTGGCGGCGTTTTCCTGATCGGCATAAGATTTCAGGGAAAGCGTCAGACCCGCTGCCAGTCCGCCACCAAGCGCCAGCCCACCCTGTGACGCTTCTTCCGCCTGGCGTTTAAATCCCCGGATTTTCTTTTGCATTTTCGACAGCGCGGGAGAAAGCCTGTCGACACCGGTGATCAACGCCTTAAGCTCAAATTCAGCCATGTGTGCGTTTCTCCTGCTCTATCCTGTTTGCCTGACTGACCAGTAAGGGAATTTCACTGATCGGCATATTCAGCAATTCGAAAGGATTAATGCGCCAGTAGCTGGCGCAGTCAAAGAAGCGATCAGTGAGGTATTCAGCCGTCAGGCCTGGAGGAAAAAACCGGCCACAAGCCACGCCGCTGCATTCAGGTCTGCCGGAGACATCTGGTCGACAGAGCTTTGCGGCACTTTCGCCAGCCGCACAATGTATTTCGACACCACATGCGCCAGAAGTCTGACGGACTCATCCTGATTCATCTGGTAGGGATACCCCAGCTCGCGGACATCCTTCCCGGTGGGCTCATCAAACTCCAGTACGGAGAGTGTCTCGCCATGAGCAGTAATCGGTTTCTTTAACTCAAGCTCTTTCATTACTGGTAATCCCCTTCTTCACCGTGGAACTCAAGATCAACCGTGCCTTCTTCGGCATTATGGTTCGCTTCGCCGTGCAGCCAGGCAGACGACAGTACATAGACCTGACCGTTCGCCAGCTCGGCAGTGATTGTCATCTCATCAGACGAGGTGATTTTGCCCACCGGAAAATTCTTCGGCACCTTGAAGGTCCCTTTGACATAAGGCGCACGGTGAGTTTCCTTGCGGTCCACTGAACCGTCCAGGCCGATGATGTCATCATTGACCGTCCTGTTCATGGGCACCTCAATGCCACCGGTCAGCGATAGCTGCTGACCGTCAATTTTGAAATAACAGGTTCCCCCGATACGGGCCATTATGCAGACTCCTCTGAATACTGAAGACGGAACTGGTTAACCACGGCAAAGACACGCAACTGGTTAACATAGTCAGGCGGGAACAGCGTGTTCAGGCGGTTCGGATCGCTGGCATCACGCTCCACAACCAGGTACTGCTTAAACAGTTCGTAGTTTTCCACGATCCCCGCACGCTCAAGCTGACGGTAGGTTGCCAGCAGTTCCCCTTTGATCACCGCCGGGGTGACAATCGCCTGACCGGGACCAAAGCGGGTACCGTCACTGGCAAGCTTGTGACGCCCGTACTTACTGGTAATGACGGATTTCAGTTTGCGCAGTACATACGCGCTGGTATGCAGTGTCTCACTGTCGAGGTAGCTGTTATCCGCAACCCCGTAAGCGTTTTTCCTGTACGTGGTGACATCACGCTGAATGCGCAGTACCCCGCTTTCGACATACGCCGTTGCCACGCCATGAGACAGCAGGGTCTGTTGTTCGGTCATCGTGAACCGTTTCCCCTTCGGCGCAGGCAGCATACCCACCAGCTCACCGGTCTGCGTGGGACGTGCCGGATCGTTGCGGATAAACACCGCTGCGCGGGCGGTACGGCTTGCCGCCAGCTCGTCGGCAGGCGTCTGGGTCTCTTTTTCGTATCCCGCCAGGGTAATGTGCTGCTGGTTAAACTGGTCACCTGCGGTCACCAGTTCTGACAGCGTGCCGATCTTTGCCGTATACACATGACCATACAGCTGACGCGCATAGCTCCAGCGACCGCTGGTATCGTTCATCTCGGTCACCAGCGTGTTAACGGAGGCTGTGTCGTTGAACGGCAGGCCGATATAATCAAACGGCTCATCCGCCATTGCAGCCACCGCGCCGGTGAGAACAGGAGCACCCGTACCGGCGGTACCCGTCGCCACGGCAATCTGTACGCCCGCTGGCAGCACTTCGCCCCCACCAAAGCCGTAGTAATTGAGGCTGACAGGAATTTCATTCCCGCAAAGCCCCTTATGACGCGCGGTCAGTGTGACCACGCCTGCCGAAGATGAAGCCGTAAACGGCAGGGCCGGAACGGCATTGATGGCATCTTTGATACTGCTGGCAATCGTCGTGACGTTATCGCCGTTGGTCACCGGAGCCTGCACGCGGGTACGTCCCACATAGACATTCACCGTGCCGGTTTCGGTTGCCTCCCCGGTCACCGTCAGCGTAACCGTTGCCGCCGCGCCTGTGGATTCAGGAACGGCAATCACATACAGCTCGCCAAACGGGTCGGTCTGGCGATAAGCCTCGACCATACGCGCCAGCTGACTTCCCGCACCACAAATCTGGCGTGCATAGTCTGCCGACGGCATCAGTACCAGACTGTTGGCAACAATCTCTGCACCGTTATTGGCATGACCAATCAGCAGCGATGCTCCGCTGTCCTGTGCAGTATTCGCCGCCTGGTTATCCATTTCCGCATAAAACAGCGGAACCAGCGTATTCGACGGAATGGTGTTAAAGCTTATCGTCATCGGTGTTCACCTTTTTATTCACGCGCCGGATATCACCCGCTGCTTCACGGCGCAGCCAGTAGTTGTTCTCGTCAACATTTCGCCCTTCGGCGGGCAAAAGGTCGCCGCGGGCAGGATCAGGAACTGACCGCCCTTTAACAGGTTTGACAAACATGAGGATCCTCAGGAAGGAAGGGTTATTTCGGTGTGATGTTCGATATCGCCGTCAGGCCCGTTACCGGGCTCGAGATAATCAACATCAATCGCCAGCGTTTGCAGTTCATCCAGACTGTTCAGATCATCCTGCTGGCGGGTATCGTCTTCAGTCAGCTCGCTGATGACCGAAAAATCGAACTGATAAATCAGCTCATGACGATTCAGATCCAGCAGCGTGCCGCCGTCATAGGTAATCGGGTTACCGCACGCCTCCGGGTTCCAGCCCAGCAGGGCCTTAAAGAGCATCTGCCGGACATCGTCCACCACATCATACGAAGCAAACTGACCGCGCTCATCACGCCCGTTACTCAGTATGACAACCACGGAGAAGCCCTCTTTCAGCTCCTGCCAGTAGTCGGTCTGGCTTTTGTTTTCTCCCGGAGAGTCATCACCCGGTACCACATACGCCGCCGGGAGTCTCAGCTTTCCGACCTCCGGCAGATTTTTGAACTGTGCCGCGCCTGCCACCCGGTTTTCAAAATACGGGCAGCGGGCACGCAGCGCAGCAATAACAGGCGTCAGTTTCATCTGTGTCGTCGCTCCGGCTTCAGTGATTTACGCAATTCCCGCGCCAGAAAATAGCGTGTCCAGCTGCGGTTCTTTTCAAGAGTTTCCACCATGAAGTTATTACGTGGAGCCAGTCGCCAGCCGCTGCCACCGGATGCACCACGATGATGACTGCGACGACGTTTTGCTCCTCCCCGGACACCAAAAAACAGAAACGCCGGATAGAAGTCACCAGAGATCATCCGGTTCCCCTTCCCGTTGCGCTGGTTAGGGGCAATGCGTGTCATAAAACCGGCTCGCTTTTTACTGGCTCTCGGCACCATATAACCAATCGAACGAGCCAGGCGTCCGGTCTGATAACCGGGGTTTTCACCCGGTGCCGACCGCGCACGGCGCATCACCAGCCGACGGGCATCACGCATATGACGCTGCCCAATCGTGACAAACGCCCGTCGGACACGGGCGCGGTTAAAGCGCATCTCGGCGGGCTGCTGAACATCAACGTGAAAAAAGGGAGTCGCCATTGCTGCCTCCGTGACTCTGCCTACATTCGCCCAGCTCCGTACACTCCAGCAGCAGAAAGCGCCGCGCTCCGTTCAGATCACGCTGACGTTTCACGCGGTACACACTGTCACCACAGACCACCTCATAATCAGCAGTGATCCCCCGGCGGTAGCGAATGGTGATGTAATGGGTGATGGCGTCTCCGGTCTGCGCGGTTTCCTGCCAGGTGGTGGCACTGGTCTGGATAACCTTCGCCCATGCCCGGAACGCAACCGGGTATTGAGGCTCCACGCCAAAGTTATCCGCGGGCATATCCACCCGCTGGCGGATCAGGACGCGTTTATTCATTTCGCCGGGGTCCGGCAGGATGTAGGTTGCGCTGGTCTGCGCCTGACGAATTTTCATTGCGGAAAGTACCTGTACGGGCTGACAAGCCAGCCAAAACTCTGCGGCATGTCGAGTTTCTCCACTTCCGTAACCGACGAGCGGTTTTCGTAAAAATGGCTGATAAGCATCAGCATCCCCAGACGAATATCATCCGGCAGGTGTAGTCCGTCCGGATCGCTGTCCGGAATGTTTTCATCCGGTGCATAGAGCTTCCGGTTCAGATACGTTTCCGTCCGCTTTTGCGCCGCACAGGCCAGCAGTTGCAGATGACGGTCATCAGTATCGAAATCCTCATCCAGCCGGAGTTGGGCTTTAATCTCTTCCATTGTCAGAAGCATACTCAGCCCTCTTTACTGGTCGTGGCTTTTTTCTCTTTTGCCGCTTTACTGCTTTTTGCACTGGTTCCGCGCTCTGCTAACCCGGCCTGAAGTGCAATCTCCTGCACCCGGGCAGGCAGCGCCCCGTCGTCATACTCACCGGCCCGAATGACCTCAACACGCATACCGTCCGGTGACCATTTCAGATCTTGTTTCAGGATCATGATTCTTCATCCGTCAGAACAGGGGGCGCGGTTCCGCGCCCCTGAATGATTACGCCGCTGCAATCTTCAGCAGTTTGATGGCCTGCGAATCGACCAGCATCCCGCCGGTGCGCTTGGTGGTATAAAAACCGACAAACGGTTTATTGGTGTACGGGTCACGCAGAATGCGGGTGCCGATACGGTCAACGATGGTGTAACCCCGTTTGAAGTTACCAAATGCAATGGCTTTCGCATCAGCGGCGATATCCGGCATCTGTTCGTTTTCAGCGATACCGTAACCCGCCAGAGAGGACGGCTGCCCCAGTTCCAGCCCCGGACGCCACAGATAGTTACCCTCGGTGTCTTTCAGCAAACGGATGGCAAACAGGCTGTTGTTGTTCATCATGAACTTCGCGCCGGTGCGGTGTGCCTTTCGCAGCGTGTAAATCAGTTTGATAATGGCATCAGCGGTCACCGCAGTCGCGTCGCCGGATACAATATGCTGAAGTTTGCCGAACGCCCGGACCTTATCGGTTTCATCCGTGGATTCATACGCCAGGAACCCTTTCGGCTTCTTGGTACCATCGCCGGTGGTAAAGGCAATTTCTTCCTGTTCGGCAAATTCGGTTGCCAGCTCGCTGTTGATCCATGCTTCCACGTTGAAGAAGGCATCGTCCAGCATTTTCTGGGTAGCCTGCGGGTTGCCGTAGATTTCCCCCATGAGAGGTTCAATCAGCTCCAGTCTGGAGGTGGCAGTCTGGGATCGCGTATCCGTTTCCCCCACCCATCCGGAAGCCGTGCCGCCCAGATTCACCAGTTTTTTGTAGTCGGAACCGCCAACGGTGATCACCGTGGCTTCCTGACGCATCACCACTTCATCTTTCAGCAGGTTGAGAATGTTGCGATCCAGCGCTTCCGGCACGGCGTAGCCACCGTCTTCATCGGTGCCCACCTGCAATGCCTTACGCTCCAGATCGCGCAGACCGTCTTCACGGCCTTTACGCAGGAAGCCCACAAACGCTTCTTTATGCTCGGTGGCCAGTTTATTTTGCGCACCACCTGCCGGACGTTTCAGCTCAAGCAGCTCTTTTTCAAGGTCGCTTTTGAGATTTTCCAGCTCGCTGAGTTTCCCGTTCAGGGTTTCCACCTGCCCGGCAAGCTTGCCTTTTTCCTGCTCAATCGCATCCACGCGCTTGTCGTTCTTTGCTTTGAAGTCGTCAAACTTCTGCTGCAGCTCCTGCGCGACCTGTTCGACATCTTTAATATCAACCGCCATCGTATTTCTCCTGATTAGAAGTTCAGATTTTTCAGTGCATTCAGTGCAGAGCCCACATCCTCAGCGTCGCGCAGGGACAGTGCGCCATAGCCCCCGGCCATGAATGCTTTGGCCTGGGTACGGGAGAGTCCGACATCACGCAGGACTCTTTCGATTTTTTTCTGTTCGGGGATTTCCCCGCGGGCCAGCGCGTTCTTGACGTCGCTGATCCGCGCCTCGTCGTTAGACGGAAACGTCACCAGACTGACTTCCCAGAGGTCGATTTCTTTCAGCAGAAAGGCTTCTTTCGTCCGGTCGTATTCCCAGTCCTTCAGGACGTACCCAATAGAAAGGCCGGTTAGCGAACCGGCCTTCATGTGTGCATGTGCGCGTTTTGCCAGGGGATCATCATCAATGAGCAACCGCCCCCTGACGTAAAGCCCGACATCGTCTTCCTTCATTTCGGTGTAAACACCGATGGGCTCATCCATACGGTGCTGCCAGAGCAGTGCAGGTAACGCTTTTCTGTCACTCCACGCCCGCAGGGAAGCAGCAAATGCCCCGGACATCACCACATCATCGTGGCTGTCCTTTACACCAAAGACAGAGCCATACCCTTCAAACTCACCGGAGTCACTGACAGATTTCAGACTCAGCGGTACATCAAGACGTTGTTTCGTCTGCATTGGCGTTATCCTTCTGCTTACCGGCTTTACTGCCATCGGAGGGTTTCGTGGTCATGTTCATCGGTGTGAGATAGACATCACCACCGGGACGCGGATTCATATCTTCCAGGTCGCGGCAGTCATTGGGAGAGTAAATTCCCCAGTTGATCCCGGTGGCGTAGGCTTCAAAACGGGACTTCATATCCCCGCGCAGTAACGCCCCGGCGTTAAATTTGGCGTAATAAACGCCCTGCTTACTTTTTCGTACCAGTCCGGTGTTGATCCGCTGTTCGATGCGGGTCAGATACGGCACCAGTGAATAGTTGATAAATCCCAGCCCCAGCTCTTCGATATTGTTGAAGGTGGCGCGATCGGTGTTCTGCACCATGTGCAACGGCACCCGGAACAGACGACAGATTTCTTCAAGCTGAAACCTGCGGGTTTCCAGGAACTGGCTGTCCTCGGCGTTCAGCGCCATCGACTTCCAGTCCAGCCCCATCTCAAGGATCATCGGGCGGTGAGCATTGCCAAGCCCGGTGTGACGCTCCTCAAAATCTTTCTTCAGGCGCTCATAAGCCTGATCTGACAGCGTCTGCTCTGTACGCAACACACCCGACGTCACCGCGCCATTGCTGAACAGTCTGGCCCCGTGCTCTTCGGTCGCTGCCGCCAGCGATATTGCCTCGCGGGCATAGGCGATGGGATTCAGCCCCACCAGTCCGTCCAGCGTCAGCGTGCGCACATGCCAGATATCCTCCTGGCTCAGTACATCCGTGGAGCCATCCGGGAATGTGACCTGATAGACCGGCTCCCAGCTACTGTTAAGCTTCGGTACCACACAGCCGGGATCGACGGGCAGCAGTTCAGCCACTTCGCCAAATGCTTTCACTTTGTAGGCGTAAAAGTTTCCCCGCAGGCACAGACAGGTGACCACCAGCTCCCAGAACTCCTGCGGCGTCATATAGCCATTGGGATGCGTGGAGATCAGCTTATGCAGACGTTCGCCAGTGGCTCTCTGCTTCAGGCTGCCGTTCAGGTGATACAGGTTGCAGGGCAACATCCCGACCGACTCCGCCAGCACCCTGACACAGGAAAAAACCGCCGTCAGTCGCATGGCCCGCTGGCTGCTGATCTGCTTTCCGGTATAGGTGTCGTAGGACAACCCGATAGCATCCGCCAGCTCTGCTGGCGTGGTCACCGGTGCGTCACTTTTTCGTTGAAATAATCCCGAAAAGAACACTATTTACCTCCGCCGGCAGACGACTGTGTACGGTCGAGATATCGCGCCACCAGCCACGACCAGAACAGGCACAACGCCCCGGCAACAACAAACCCCGCCGGGGGATAAATCAGCCAGGCACCATACGCCAGCAAAAGCGCCCCCAGCACGCCCACCAGAGGCGCGAGAATCAGCATGATCATAATTACCTCAGTTAAAGCGAGCGGATCCCATAGGACTCAATGTGGTCAGACAGCGTGTCTTCTTTCTCGTACAGCATGGCTCTGCCAACCGCCATAATCAGCGCAACTGCACCATCGATTTTGTTTTCCGCCTGCTCTTTGACGGGCTTCACCACATCATCGTTACCCGGAATGGTTTTGCCGACCACGTTGCCGATACACCAGGTCATGATGGGATTGCCGTCATGATGAAAACGTCCCGATTCAATCGCCGCTTCCAGCTCTTTCATCGGGTCGGACATATTGGTGAAGTTCTGGACGATAGTGACGGGATTCAGGTCTTCATCAGCAAGGTCATGTGACAACCCGGTCGCCCCGAAGGGGTCGATGGGTGACTCACTGACCGGGCTGATTTTGTTCGCCGCTTTGGCCTCCTCGAGGATGTAGCGATAATCCACTTCCGCACCATCGGTAACGGTCAGAACGCCCATTTCCACCCATTTCTGAAAGCGTTCGGCTGTCCGTCGATCTTCATTTTTCTCGACGCTGTACACCGTGTCATACGGTACCCAGAAACGCGGGGCCACACTGTAGTAATGCGTTTTACCGTCAATCTCGCGGGTATAAAGTCGCGCCATGCTGTTCATATCCAGCTTACGCGCCAGGTCAAAGGCCAGAATGCACGGCTGCCCCTCGAACTGCTCAAGGGTCAGTGATTTATCCTCGCAGCTCTGCCAGCTCACCAGGTTGAAATACGCCGAACGCGCCGACACCCAGATATTGAGGTGTTTTGTTTTAAAGACGTTTGCCAGACGGGCGTTATTTTTCGCACGCTGCTGCTGACTTAACAAAAATTCGCGATAAACCGACACGCCAATATTTGGATTGGCTTTTTCCAGCACCTGCGGGTCGGTCCAGTCATCGCCTTCGTCAACGGTATAGATGATCCCGAACAGTTCATCGTTGGGTACCGAACCGTTGAGCATCTCGAGAACTTCCCGCCGCTTGTCGTAGCACGGCCCCTCAATGTTGTACCCGGCGGTGGTGATGGCCCACATCAGTGGCTGACGTCGCGCCCCCATCCCGGTAAGCATCGTGGTGTAAAGTGCATCGGTGGCATGCTCGTGATATTCATCCACCACCGCACAGTGGGGTGATGAACCATCACCGGGGTTACCGATCAGCGGCTCAAACCGCGCGCCATCCTCCGGACGGTTCATGTTTGAGGCGTTAACCTCAATCCCGAACGCTTCCGTCAGCATGGGTGTGCGTTTACACATCAGTCGCGCCGGGCGAAAGACTTCCCACGCCTGTTTCTCTGTCGTGGCACCGGAATACACTTCCGCGCCAAACTCGTTATCACAGGCAAAACAATACAGGGCGACACCGGCAGAGATTGCCGATTTGCCGTTCTTACGGGGGATTTCGGTATACACCTCCCGGAAGCGGCGCAGCCGGGTACCTTTATTGACCCAGCCAAACGCACAGCAGATCACAAAGAGCTGCCACGGCTCCAGCGTGATGGGCATCCGTTTGAATGCCCACTCACCCTTGGTATGCGGCAACAGCTGAATAAATTTGGCGGCCCGTTCAGCCAGGTCCTTGTCGAAGCGGTAACGAAACGACTTACTTTTTTCCGCCATCAGGTCATCAAGATGGCGCTGGCAGGCCTGAATCACAAACTGGCAGGCCACAATCTTTCCGCGAACGACATCCCGGGCATACTGATTGGCAGCATTTACGTTGGGGTAAGATTTCCGGCTCATGATTCGATAATTTTCAGAAACGGGTTAGTGGCTTTCTTCTGCCCCGCCAGGCCAATCAGACGCTGGCGGCTGCTGGGGTCGAGTCCGAGCATTGCCCCCGTACTGCTCATCTCGGACTCCTGTTCTTTTTTGGCGGTCAGCTCAGGATTTTTGACCATACCGCCCATTGCGCCGGTGATGGTGTTGCCCTGTCTGGCAATATTTTTCACGGCACGTCGCCAGAACTCATAGGCCACACACCACCGCTCAAGCACCGCGAGGTCAGTCACGCACAGCAGGCCCTGACCGCAGAGTTCTTTGGTTGTCAGTTGCCACATGATCGTGGCGAGAGGGAGATCTTCTTCAGCGAACCACTCCGGTGGCTCAACACCTTTGATGGGCGTAAAAACAGGTTCATCTTTATTCAGGGCTCGCTTGCCGGGGTTTCCGGCCAGCGCCTTGCGCGCCGTTGGCTTGGGGCGACGCCCGGAACGCCCCGCCGTTCCAGCCATATGCGGCACTCCTGGTTAAATTTCATTTTTCGCGGGTATAAAAAAACGATGGGGCGGGCAGTCCGGAAGACGTCAGGTCACAGGGATTTGACCCGCCCCTCCCCTCTGGCAGTGGGAACTGGTTCTTACTTCAGCCATTCACGGGCCGTCTTCGCCTTATGACACGGCCAACACAGGCTCTGTAGATTACTGTCAGCATCAGTGCCGCCACGCGCTTTAGGGATGATGTGGTCAACGGTTTTCGCCTCACGCACCACACCAGCACGTAGACATAACTGACACAGGCCTTTGTCACGCTTCAGGACACGCGCGCGGATACAGTCCCACTTCGAACCGTAGCCGCGCTGATGACGGGACTGGCCTGGCTTGTATTGCTTCCAGCCTTCGCTTTTGTGGCTTTCGCAATAGCCTGACGAGTCAGTGGTGGTATGGGGGCAGCCGCGAACGCGGCAGGCTTTTGGGGTTCGTGGTGGCATTGCATAATCCTCTTGGATGGTTCGCGTGCGATACGTGGCATCCTTCTCAGAATCGAATCGCACTCCACTCCGGTTTTGCCATAAACGATCTTTTATGCTTCGCTGGATGTAGTTGATAGTTGTTGAAACTCAATGAACAGGAGTTCACAAATGAATAGTTATGAATGGGAATGGCTTTTAAACAAAGATGACACCCTATGCTTTTTCCCCGTAGGCCATTCTGTAGAAGGTAATTACAAAATTCACTTTGAGTTGAGCGGTAGTTGTAACCTTAGAGTCTCAGATGCTGAATGGCATGGTAAACCTGTACTGCTGTTCGAATACTTCGATGAAGATGATGACCGCCCTGCAATAATCGAAATATTAGAAACAACCACTACAACTGTGGAGGCGATGATCGCACATCTGAATAGTATCGATAGTATTTACCATGAACCGATTTACAAAGCGGTTTACGAGTGGGCCGTAAAGTTTTTCTATCGATGATACTTCGTTATCTTGCTGGCATTCACAATACCTTTACATACTAATGACATGCCAGCACAATACTGTCACTTACAACCGTTCGGATTACCTAGAGAAAAGTATGATTCAGGATTTACTGATCGAAGCAATTAGTCACGATAGGATGCATAAAAAGTTAAATGAACTGAATTGCTACTTCTACAATCGCAAACATGAAACTCAAATACGTGATGAGTTAGTTGTTATTCTCAATCAAATCAGCACACTAACTGCTTTAAGTGAGCATCCAAAACTCGGTATCGGCGCTGTTGACATATCACTTTATAACCAGTCGATATTAACGTCTGAACATAATGGCAATGTTGCAACCATCGAGATCAAACACCATTACCCAAAGGATTTACTTTATCGGCAAGTTCAAGAAGACATCATTTCTGATATTTCAAGAGTAATAGTTTCACCAACTACACATTTTAGGTGATGCTGCCAACTTACTGATTTAGTGTATGATGGTGTTTTTGAGGTGCTCCAGTGGCTTCTGTTTCTATCAGCTGTCCCTCCTGTTCAGCTACTGACGGGGTGGTGCGTAACGGCAAAAGCACTGCCGGACATCAGCGCTATCTCTGCTCTCACTGCCGTAAAACATGGCAACTGCAGTTCACTTACACCGCTTCTCAACCCGGTACGCACCAGAAAATCATTGATATGGCCATGAATGGCGTCGGATGCCGGGCAACCGCCCGCATTATGGGCGTTGGCCTCAACACGATTT